TTAGAAATTCCAAATAACCTTGATTTCATTAGCTTTGACATCAACTTTTTTTATCAATACATTAATAATTTTCTTTTTATTTTCATAGGTTTCATCATTTATGTTGTTTTCTATATCTTTCAAAAAGAGGATAGCTTTATCTTTTTTTACATTTTCTAATTTGTGCTCAGAATGATTTAACTTATTTAACAAATGATCTTTTTCATCTTTTAGTGCTTTTGCTTTAAACTGCATATCTTCTAAATTTATGAGATCATTCATGTACAAATCTGATAATCGCTTTATTTTTTTATCAATCACAACAATTCTATGTTCATAAATTTCTGTATGATTCTCATTTTTTATTTCAGTTCGTTCAAAAATAGTTTCAGGGTTTTTTTGTAATTTTGATACTTCGTTAATTACATAATCTTCTAAGTCATTCATATGATAGAATCCAGAAGTACACTTTTTATTATCGTTGTAAAAGGTGACTCTAGATTTCACTATGCGATTAGTACATTTATATTTTTTTAGCCGAGTACCGTCTTTGCGAATGTTTCCAAGCATCAATTCTAAAGGAGCTCCGCAGTAGCCACAACGTGCTAAACCACTAAGGATATATTTACCTTGAAAAGGACGTGGATTGTTATTTTGAGCATATGCTTGCTTCTGGCGAATATCTAATTCAGTTTTAGTTTTATCAAATAGTTCTTTTGTAATAATTGCATCATGGTTTCCTTTATAAACTTCTCCTTTGAAATTCATATAGCCTGCATAGACAGGATTATCTAAAATAGATCGTATAGCACGGTAGGACCAAGGAATGTCTTTCCCTAAATGTCCTTCGTCATTTAATTTGTCTCGAAGTTTTGTAATAGAAATACCAGACAGATATTCTTTATAAATTTTATTAATAACTATTGCTTTAAAATCATCTACTATATATTTCCCTTCAGTATATTCATATCCAAATGGAGGCCTTGTCCATCCCATTGCTTTACCAGATCTAGCTCGTCCAACTTTACCCATCTGCATACGCTCTGTTATTTGTTCTCTTTCAAGCTGGGCAAAAACGGATAGGATACCTATCATTGCTTTTCCAAATGCAGTTGAAGTGTCGAAATTTTCACTTAGCGAAACAAAATCAACATTATATTTTGCAAATACATCCTCAATTAAGTAAAGAGTATCCTTTTGGGACCTGGATAACCTATCAAGTTTATAAACTAAAACTGTATCAAATTTATGTTGTTTAGAATCATTAACGAGCTTTTTCATTCCTGGACGATCTATTGTACTTCCAGTAAACCCAGGGTCTTTATATATTTCGTAAACATACCAGTCTTTAATATCGCAGTATTTAGTTAGTTTATCTATTTGTTCTTCAATTGAATAACCTTCTTCAGCTTGATCTTGTGTACTAACTCTTACATAGATTGCTACTTTTTTCATACAAACACACTCCTATTGTGTTAAAATAGGGCATAGAAAAGAGCCCTTTAATACGGGTTAATTTTTTGTTGAACACTCCTTAGCTTTGGTCGGTGATAGGAGTGTTCTTTTTTATTTTTTTGGAATCAATACTTCTTTACCAGATTTAGTTTTACCAATAGTATTATCATATTTATCGACGTATAAAGAATCAAAAAACGGAGCAACGATGCCGCCCACTTCACGATAATCTTCTGGTGACAAATCTGAATAAGTCATATACTTCTTTGTTATGTCAAAAGGTATTATTTTTTTGTTGGACATATCATCACTCCTTGTATTTTATTTTGAATTATTTATTCACTCATAAAATCGTCGTATATATTTAAATTATAAAAAACATTTACTGTATAAATCCCATTCAAATTCATCGTATCTGCAATTTCATTTTCAAAAGCTACTAGATGAACTCCTATCTCATCATTTAATACATAAGATAAGTATCTTTGGTTATGCTTTGTTTCAAATTCGTCCGGTTTGCTAACTAGTAAATTTATATCATCTTTTTCTTCTTTAGGTAATCCAACTTCTTTTAAAACTAATTCTGCTTTATCAGCAGTTATTCCTCTAAATTGAATGTAAGCAATTTGGTTACTTTGGTTTGAATAAACTGTAACCTCATTAGCTAATTCTTTTTTATCGTAATCTTTTAAATAATCTTCTTTAGTATCGGATTGAGCTATGTTTTCTGTATCGAAGTTATTTGTTACAAATGAAGTAGTCTCAGCAAAATCATCACGATTAATGCTTTCTTGAGAAGAACAACCAACCATTATCACTGTAAATAAAAGCAAACTAAGTATTTTTTTCATTCTAATCCCTCCAATAAAATATGGTATACTTTATTTGAGATAGAGATATAGAACTCAGGCCTGAACTGTTCCAGCAGTTTTGGGCCTTTTTTATTTAAATTTACATTCCCAACCTAAACCCAAGTTGTAATTCTGCAATACGTCAGAGTAATTAAATTGGCCATCTGATTCATTAATTAAATATGTAATCATATACTTTGTGGCTTCATATTCCATTTTAGTACGGTAAGAAGGATTATTATATAAAGAAGCTAAGTCTTTATGATTAATCACATGTCCTAGTTCGTGAAGAATAACTTCCTTTTGCTTTTCCTCATCTAACAATTGATTAATGAAAATAATATTTAGAGCCGGATCATAATATCCGTCATTCTCAATATTTATTAAAACCAATTCAATTTCGTATTTTTGAAGTATATCAAAAACATCATTCATATTATCCTCCTTACTTATTGCTAAATCTTCCTTCAAGATAAGCACGGATTGATTCTCTATCATTATCAGTCATAGGTTTTCCATCGAAACTCATCATGCCATCCAATATTTCGTCTAAGTCAGTTGGAAGATCTTTTTTAGGTTCTTTCCCTCTCAAGTAATCAACTGTGACACCAAAATAATCAGCAACTTTTTCTACGTTCTCTAATTTAGGAGAAACAGTGTTCCATCTTCTAATTTGACCATTAGAGATCCCGACACGTCTTTCAACCTCAGCAAAATTAGTGTGATGCTCTTCGCATAACTTTTTTATTCTCTCTACTATTCCCATGATACTCACCTTTCATAGGCTCACAAAAATAAATAATGACTTTTAAGCTATTTTGTCGTTGACAAATAACTTTTAAGCTATTATACTATGTTCATGAGCTAGTTAATCAGCTAATAAGTGACCAAAACAATATCTGTTACGTTCCCCAACGTTCAAGAAAAGTGCTTTTAGATGGCTTATTTGCTATGGATTCATAATAGCATAAAAGCTATTTCTGGTCAACGATTAGCTGATAAATTAGCTTATAAATTTAAAAATAAAAAAGGAGGCTAATTGAAATGCCAGAAACACAAGCTTTACGAAAAAAAATATTAACTCATTTAAAAGAGAAAAATATTCCGCAAAATCACCTAGCAATGTTGATAGATGAAAATTATAAGTATTTAAATGATATTTTAAACGGAAAAAAAACAGGTCCGAAAGCAAATGAAATATTACTGACAATAGTTAAAGTGTTAGGAATTAAGTAAGGAGGTGTAAACAATGGCTTACTACAAAGTAATCAATGTTTTACAAGATGGCACTCAATTAGAATCTATGGAAGGTTTTGTACTTCCTAAAGAATTATCAGATAAAGTTTTTGCGATTTTTCAAAGTTCTGCAGAAGAGAGAGAACGAAAAAAGAAGGAGGAAAAAATGTTATGTCACTAGAAACGATTAAAAATTTAATCTGGTCATCTAACATGTACTTCTTTGGAAGCAAAAGAATAGCTAAAAGAGACTTTTATATATTTTACGGATTCATTGCAGCAATGATCATTATCTGTTTACCTCTGTTAATTCTATTCTGGGTAAATTGAAGGGAGGCAAAATTTATGCCGTGGAAGTTTAAAAACAAAAACTTTGTTGATTACTACAGCAAAGAGGAGGGCAAACTTGAAGCAAGGATTACTAAGATGACTGATTTCAATAAAGTATCTATTCATAAAGATAATGAGTTGATTAGTAGTAAGAAGTTAGCTGCTAAGAATTCGATAGAATTTTTATTTGAAACAGGAGAAAAGATGTTGGCACAACAAAAAGACTGAAAGGACAGCCATCCAATCAGTCGGTGAAACAATATTTTTATACTGAAATTATAGCACACATAAGGAGTGAATGAATTGAAAGATATCAAAATTAATTGGATTCGTTACGAAAACTTCAAAGGGTTAAAAGATTACAAACTAGTTTTAGACGGTATCAACGCAGATGTATCAGCTCAAAATGCAGTAGGAAAGACAACTTTATATGATGGCTTCTTGTGGTTGTTATTTGGGAAAGACAGTGCTGAAAGGTCCAAATTCAAAGCTAAACCATTTGATAAAGATCGTAATGAAATTTTAGGTAAGGAACCAATTGTTGAAGCTGAACTAATGGTAGATGGCCAACGCATTTTATTAAAACGTGAACTTGTTGAAGTGTGGTCCAAAATCAAAGGGCGTGCAGAAAAAGAACGCAAGTCGGATAAAACAAAGTACTACGTTAACCAGGTTCCGTGCAACACAGCAAAAGAATTTCGGTCATACATCGATGCATTGATTGATGAAGGCACATTCAAATTGTTAACTAATCCTGCAGCATTCAATTCTCTTGATTGGACTAAGCGTAGAGAAGTTTTGCTTCAGTTAGTTGATGGCGTAACGGATGAAGAAGTAATTGAAAAGAATGAAGAACTTTCTGGACTAACTAAAATTCTTGATGGCCGTAGCGTTGAGGAACAAAAGAAAATCATTTCAGCTAAGAAAAGAGACGTTGCTAATTCTATCGATGGAATGACAGCACGATTTGATGAAGCAGAAAGAGCCATTCCAAATACTGAAGGAATTGACCAGGAACAATTAAATGATCTAGTCGGAACAAATAAAAACAAAATTGAAGAAGCGCAAAATAAAATCGCTGAATTAAAAAACGGTGGGGCAATCACTGACTTAAAAAACAAACGTGGCCAACTTGATTTGAAGTTAACTGAAGAAAAGGCTCGCTTCTTTCAAACGAACCAATTATCTACTGAAACACTTATCAATGATGTTAATAAATTGACAGTCGATTTAAATGGTAAGAAACAAACTGTCTGGGAAGTAGAAACAAAGATTGCTAATGCCGAACAAAACTTAACAAGAGAAAAGAACTTTAAAGCTCATTTGTTAGAAACGTATAAAGAGAGAAATGTTGAATCGTTTGACGAACATAAAACGTCTTGTCAAATGTGTGGCCAAGATTTACCTGGTGATCAAGTTGAGAAAATGAAGGCAACCTTTAATAAAAAGAAATCTGAAGAGGTTGAAAGCATTCTTGAACAGGGAAAAGCAGTTGCTTCAAAAATTGAAATTGCTGAAGGTGAAATAAGTAAACTAACTAACGATCTTCACTCTTTAATTTCTAAACGTGATATTGCTAAAGATTCATTGGATCGATTCAAAGAAGAGTTGAGTTTAACAAAAGAACGTCATGGACAATTCGAAGATTCAAAAGAAAGCAGAGCAATCATTGCTGAAATTCAAAAAGTAACGCAATCAATGATTGAGGAACAAACTTCTACACAATCTGAAATTGAAGAGTACAACAATCTTATCCGTGAATCATCTGCTGCAGTTGATTCAGCTAGACAGCAACTTTCTTTATTCAGTCAAAAAGAAAAACAATTGAATCGTGTCCAAGAACTGAAGGATGAACACAGTAATCTAGCTTCAACTTATGAAGAACTTGAGCGTCAAGAGTATCTTACAGATGAATTTACTAGACGTAAAGTTCAACTCTTGGAGAAAGAAATCAACGCAAAATTTAACATGGCCAACTTTAAATTATTCGATATTCAAAAGAATGGCGGGATTAATGAAGTTTGTGAAGCAACTTATGGCGGTTCTGAATACAGCACCAACTTAAACAACGCTGCGCGAATCAACGTTGGGTTAGATATTATCAATACTCTTTCAAATCATTACCAGGTATCTGCCCCAATCTTTGTCGATAACGCTGAATCAGTAAATGAATTGATTGATACACAAGCCCAAATGATTTCCTTGATTGTTAGTGATGATCCGGTGTTTAAAGTGGAGGTGCAAAGATAAATTTAAACAAAACAACATAACGTACAAGGATTTTCAATAATGAATACTTTTTTAAATCCTATAAAATTATTTTAATAAAATTAAATATTAGCGATTTAATTTCAGAGGAAAATAAAGAAGTTAAAAAAGTTATCAGCCAGAAAATCATATTTATAAGATTTTTAGAAGTTGTTTTAGCATCAAATCCTATATGAGTAAGAATTGAAGAGGGTAGCTTTAATATGATTTTTAATATAAATAAAGGATTATATCTTTTTTTTAAATCAAATCTAGTTTCACTTTCTACCATAAAAAGCTCATTACGAATAAATTTTGCTGCCTGAAAATTTTCAAACAGATTATTATTGTAACTTAGTGAATTCATGCTGAGATCAGGAATTAATTCTCTGATTTGTGGGGAAATAGAGAGAGTATTAATATAAAGGTCTTTATCACTTTTTTCTTCTAAAAGTGATTTAGAATTTTCATAATAATAAGTAAAATCATTGCGGTAATTAGAGACGTACTCATTCTCATTAAGTATATTTTCACAATTATCTATAAATCCTTGTAATTGTTTTAAGATATTTTCTATTCTAGATATTTTAAAAAAGGTTGTGATTATTTGATAAAGATAAGCCAAGCCTAATAAAAGTAATATGTATATTAAAATGTTCAAATTAATTCCCCCTATTTAAAGAGTATCTCAAATATCACAAGAAATAGAAAGAAGGAAAATAATATGACAACCGAAATAGCAAAAAAAGAAGGTTTCAAGACAAAACTAGCAAAGGTGAATGATACTTATTTGCCAATGATTACTAACCAACTTCAAGGTAACGGTGTGAACATGAGTGATTATCAAAAGCAATGTGTGATGAATGCTTTGGCTGAAATCAATAACACTTTAGAACAATCTAATATGACTATTAGCAATGTGGACCAACAAACACTAACGCAAATACTTCTACAAATTGCTTCACTCCAATTGAATGCAACAGCAACACCAAGAGAAGTTTACTTCATGACCCGCAAAAAGAAAGTAGGAAATACATGGGCAACGCTTCTTGAAATGGGTATTGAAGGGGATGGGAATGATGCCATTCTTTCAAGATTCGGACGTGGTATTAAACAAGTTCATAAATTCTGGGAAGTTAGAGAACATGACGGATTCACCTATCCGAAAATGAAGGGTCTAGAAACTACTCCTCCAGAATGGGAACCAACCGGAAAAGGAAAAGTAGTACGGATTGTTTATCCAGTTTCAAAAACAGATGGGACAGTTGAATATTTAATCGCTGAACGTGATGACGTTGTGAGAAATCTGTCTGCACATATTAGTAATAATCTGATGACGGAAACTTTTGGAATTGCTAAATCAAAATATGATGCTACTCCAGAACAAAAGAAACAGATTGATGAAAAGAAAAAAGAAGTTAAAGATTTAATGAAGGACAAATCTTTAGAAGACCTTCTAGCAACTGATGATCTAAGTAAATACATTAGTCCAGCTTGGAAAGAACCACAAAGCCGAGAGTCTATGATTGTTCGCAAAATGAGAAATAACCTTACTAAAAAATATCCTAAGAACTTTGAAAATGCCTATGTAGCTATGAACTATGAAACTGCTACTGATGAAACTTTTAAGACTATGCGTAAAGATGTCTCAGAGAGTGCCAATACGATTGAATTCGAAACTGAACCTGATGTTGAGCCAACTGTTCCTGCTTATGATGTTGAAACAGGAGAAATTCAAGAAGAAAATAACGAACCAGTTCATGAAAACAATGAAGCTACAACTGAACAAGATCCCTTTTGATTAACATAAAATCTTTTGGTAGTGGAAGTGCTGGGAATGCTTATCTAATAGATGATGGCATTTCCCAGGTATTAATTGAATGTGGAATCAAGCTAGAACTGGTTAAACAAAAAATGATGTTTGATTTTAGACGAGTGGCCGGAATGTGTATTTCTCATGAACATGGTGATCACTCAAAAGAAATCAAGAAAGTATTGAACACCACTTCAATTGATATTTTTGCTTCAAAAGGAACTTTAAATGCATTAAGCGTACCAAATCATCGAGCAACTGTACTTGAAATAGGTAAGAGCGTACAAATCGGTTCCTGGGCAGTCACTTCATTTGATGTGAATCATGATGCTGCAGAACCAACTGGTTTCCTTTTTAAGAATCAATTAGGTGAACAATTATTATTTGTAACTGATACCTATTATGTGAAGTACAAATTCAAAGGTATTACTCACATGATGATTGAAGCGAATTATTCATTAGATATCATTAGGAAAAAAGTTGAAGAAAATGAAGTCGCGCAATATTTAAAGAATCGAATTTTAACAAGTCACTTTGAATTTGAAAACTCAAAAGAATTTATAAAAGTGAATACGAGCAATCAACTGCAAGAAGTTTGGCTTCTTCACTTATCAGATTCAAATAGCGATGAAGAACTATTCAAACGTGAGGTACAAGAATTAACTGGTGTTCCAGTCTATATAGCATAGGAGGTGTAGAGCGGAGTGGAAATTGGTTATATAAAACTTTATAGGAAAATAACTAATTCATTCGTTTGGACAAATCCAAATATGCTAAAGCTTTGGATGCTTTGTTTAATGAAGGCTAGTCATAGTGGAAACAAGTTTTTATTTAACGGAAAAGAAGTAGTCGTGTCCAGCGGTGAATTCGTCACAGGGCGCGATGCTATAGCAAAAGAATTCAATGAAGGAGTACCGCGTGACCAACAGATTGTCGGACGTACGTTATGGAGATGGATAAAAAAATTCGAAGAAGAGCAAATGTTGTCCATCAAATCAACTACGAAATACAGCGTGGTTACAGTAAAAAACTGGAACGAGTACCAAGCCAGTGACCAACAAGTGTCCATCAACCGTCCATCAACTGTCCATCAAGTGTCCACAATCAAGAATGCTAATAATGCAAAGAATGCTAATAATGCAAAGAATAAAGATAATAGTCGACAATCCGCAAGGCGGACTTACGACGAAAATTCAATTTATTATCAATTGGCTTTATCTCTTTTTAAAGAAATTCAAAACAATAATCCAGAAGCAAGATCACCGAATCTGCAGACCTGGTCTGATGACATTAGAAAAATGATTGAGATAGATAACAGAAAGCCAGAACAAGTTACCAACATGATTCACTGGTCTCAATCAAATGATTTCTGGAGTGGGATTATATTATCAGCCAAGAAGCTTAGAGAAAAATATGATCAAATGAAAATTCAAGCAAATAAAGCTGTCATTCCTACCAAGAAACCATTCTACAACAACGCTACATCAACTAGAAAAGAAACTCTTCCAGAGTGGGCAAAAGAAGAAAATCAGCAAGTTGAAGAAAAGCCAATGAAAGAAGAAGACAAACAAGAATTAATGGAACGTCTCAAAAAAATACAATCATTCAGAAAGGACTAAATCAATTGGAAATTAAAATCACTGTACCTGGTCAGCCAGTACCACAAGGAAGACCAAAGTTCACAACTATTGGTGGCCACGCAAGAGCATATGATCCTAAAAAAAGTGTTGATTATAAAAGGATAGTTGCTTATCACGCAATGCAGCATAAACCTAAGCAGCTACTTGAAGGCGAATTAGAAGTTGAAATACTTATTTATAAAGAGTGTCTTAAATCTTTCAGCAAGAGAAATATGGAACTTGCTGAAATTGGCCAACTTAGACCAGTAACCAAACCAGATGCTGATAATTATGCAAAAGGTCCACTGGATGCAATGAAAGGAATCATTTGGAAAGATGATGGCCAGATAGTTGATTTGATCGCTAGGAAGTATTACTCGAGTAAACCGAGGATTGAAATCACTGTTAGAACGCTGGGTGAAATACAAACTGAATTATTTTAATAATTATTTAAATATATTGAGTAAGAAAGACTCAACCCAACTAAAAGCCTCAGTCTGAATATTGTGATCTAAGCGTTCTGACTCGACTTTAAGAAAAATAATTAGTTTATCATCGTTAAAATCATACTGTTTTGTCTTATTAAAAGTATCTAAGCAAATAGGATTTAACATTGTTATTTTATCTATAACTATCTTATCTTCATACTCTTTAACTAAAGAAACAAACTCTTTATTCATGTCTGCTTCTTTATAAATAATTAATCGATTTAGGAAAGTTTTCATGGATTGATAAGAATCTGCATTAGCAGAACTATCTAATTTTCTTTTGACAAGTACAAATATTTGGTAGATTCCATAACAAATAAAAAATCTATTTAATATTGTGTCTAGATTTTCTGAACTTTTCCATAGCCAGAAAACACCTGTTTGTAGATTAGTAAATATCATAGTTAAAAATAAAGAAACATAATAAATTTCACAAAAGTAGAGCCAAGATTGCCGTTTTTTCTGGATCTTAAAATTTACTTTTCTTATAAGGAGGAAAAGTAGTGTAAAGAACGGAAAGGTATAAATTATAAACCATTTCCCGGAAATTAAAAAATATTCAAAAAAGTTATTAATATTCATTCTAAGACACACCTCGTTTTATTTAAGTATCGCATAGAAAGGAAAGTATTAATATATGAAAATTCTTGATGTTTGTTGTGGTTCAAAAATTATTTTGGTTTGACAAGAATAATGAGTTCGCAACTTATATGGATATTCGTGAAGAGCAGTATGAAATACATGGTAAAAAAGTAAATGTAAAAACAGATGTAGTTGGCGACTTTCGTAACATGCCTTTTGAGAATAACATCTATGACTTGATTGTTTTTGATCCACCTCATTTAAAGTGGGCTGGAAAGAATTCCATCATGAGAGCACAGTACGGACAGTTAGATAAAGATAACTGGCCAGATGATATAAAACGTGGAATGGACGAATGTATGCGAGTTTTAAAACCAACAGGAACTTTAATTTTCAAATGGAATGAAGCACAAGTTCCTTTGAAGGATGTATTAAAAGCAATAAATTACAGACCATTATTTGGAAACAAAAGAAGTAAAACACATTGGCTTACATTTATGAAGGAGGAAAAATAAAATGACAAAAACAGTAGAATTCAGACCAACAATTAAAGCGGTAAAAATGAACAAGGGTGGCAAACAAGAAATTGTCCTTTCAATCGAAAATGGATCATTAGATGGTAAGTTCGAAAGTATTAATCAATTAATTGGCGAAGCAGTCAATGTGGTTATCCAACCTTCAGTAATCAGCTACCGTATTCCGTATGATGTTGAAAATGAAACACCTTATTTGAAATATGTAGTTGACGGATCAGGAGTAGTAGTTGAAGTAAAAGAAGAGCAGTTGGCCATTGACGGTATTAATAACAAATCATACAAAGACTTCATTGTTGAAATTGATGATGTCGATTCATTTATTAGAGATACATCTTCACTAACTATGCCACCTAATGTTGAATTGAATCCAAGAACCATCCTTGAATACTTGGGTGACGGAATGACTTATGAAGATATTGCGGAAGAAATGGAAACAAAAGAAGCTGCAGTAGTGATTGATCTCGACAAAGCTAGACAGTATTTTGCTCCTTATGCTGCAGCATGGGTTGAGTATAAAAAATGACAAAGAAAGTTTTGATTTTGGAAGATGCTAGATTCATTTGGGATGAAGAAGAAGTTAAGACATTCGTTGAAATGTGGAGCGACAATAAAAGCAGCTATCAAATTGCCGAGGTCTTGAATTGCAAGATCTTGGATGTTGCTTTACTAGTTATGGACCAGGCGGAGAAGGGCAAAATAAAACAAAGGATTCGAGGGATAGTATGAGCGAAAGAACTAGACGTAGATGGGTAGGAGCAGAAAGAAACGATAAGTTCGTGGATGAAATTAATCCTGAAAAATATAAAGGTTTAGCAGACGATAAAGCTTTTATGAAGTCCGTTAAGTTCCAACGGCCTGACACTTTAACTATTGGCCAACTAAAAAGAATTCATTCAATAGCTGCTCATGGAGTTGATATCAGGAACAACATTGATTTAGCAATTGCTGGTCTTTATAGAAACAAAGCTTATGCAATCAAGATATTTAATGAATCAGAACAAATTGAATTCACTCGGCAGATTAAACTTTTGGAGAGAGTGAGGGATGTTGAATGAGATTAAAGATTAAAAATTTACTAATAACAATAATACCATCGCTCATCGTAATAGGTATGATCATTGGTTTAATCTATTTATTGATTGATAATACTCGGTTGGAATTCGTAAATTTCATGACTGAATATAGAATTGAACAGAAAGAAAAGGATATCAATACTGCTAAGCAAGAAATTAGGGACCTTAAAGGCGACTTGGTGGAATGGCAGAATACAGCTAATGGTTATAAATTCCAGTTAGATTTAATAAATAAAGATAATGGATGGAGTGAGGATGAATGAATAAAGAAGAGTTGAGAGTTGAATTAATTAGACTTAGATCTTTAGAAGGTAATTACAATGATTATCCGGTTGATTCAAGAAAAAGATTGAGTGCTGTAGGTAAATTCGAAGGAATAAACGAAGCTTTAAAAATAGTTGAAAAACTAGACGAACCAGAAATCACGGAAGAACAAGCATTAAATAAATTAGCAGAATCTTATCCGTTTTCTGCTGATGGCATAAACGCTATTTTGCAAGCGCAACTTGCTGGTTACATTCCAGTTTCGACAGTGACATTCTTTAAGGGAAACGAATTGGCATTTTCTGAAGACACTTTTTGGGAATATATGAACGACCAATATAGACTTGATAAAGAAGAACTTTTTGGAAAGTTAAAAGAAAATAACTATCTTAAAAAACATTCAATTGTAGAACTACCAGTGATTCCGGAGGTTGTTGCTGATTTCATAGAGAAAGAGAAAAATAAATCTATCCCACCTATTTTATACGGTGCATATCTAGGAGCTAGAAAAATCCCCGATGTATTTAAATGGGTTTGGAAAAATGACAAAAACCATAATGCTTTTGCTATTGCTTATATCATTGGGAATTACGAAATCAAAAAAGAACCAATAAAGACACATCAAGTACTCGTTAAGTTCTTTGATAATGAAGAATACAAAACTGAATTAACTGAAGAAGTAGCAAGGGAACTAATCGAATTCTTGGAGGCTAATAAAAAATGAATAAGCGTACTAAAAATAAAATAGCTAAACGCGTTATAAAAAATATTACAAAAGGTAAACCTCTAAGTGAATTCGATAAGAAGTATTCGGATGAACTAGAAAAGAAAATCTTAAGGAAAACGGAGCATCACGAAAGATTTACCTCAGGAATTTTAAATGCTCAAACCATTGATGTGAGAAACATTCGGCTTATTGCTCCGGAAATACAGGTGGAATCACGATCTAATCAGAAAGAAACGAGTTGGGATAAAGTAAAGAGCAAAGTGAAAGGGTGGTTTGGTAAATGAATTCAATAAACATCATCGGAACATTAGGAAGAGATCCACAAATAAATGCAGCCGGAACAATGGCCAGTTTTAGTATTGCTGTTAAAAAGAAATTCAAGAACAAACAAACCAATGAATATGAAACAGATTGGTTTAACTGCAAGGCGTTCAACAAGACCGCAGAACTTATTAGGGATAATTTCTCTAAAGGTTCCCAAATCGCATTCGAAGGACACTTACAAAATAACAATCATGAAAAAGACGGCAAGATGATTTATCGTGATGAAATCATAGTAGATGGCATTACCTTTATTGGCTCTAAAAACAGCGCACAATCAAACGGAGACTATCAACAGCCAAATACTCAACAATACAATTCAAATCAATCTAGCAATCAGAATAGTGGTCAGTATTCGAATAGAGATCCATTTGAGTCTAGTGGAAGTCCAGCTGATATCTCGGATGATGATTTACCGTTTTAACAGAACAATAAGTAGAGGTAGGTGATCATCATAAAATTCCAGTGGCTGAAAGATTATCAAGAGTTAGACGAAGAGATAGCCTACTTGAGATGGAATATAAGAAAGACTAAGTTAGAACTTAGTAGGTGGGAAGATGGAGACTTGTCAAAGGTTTTCCTCGAGAGAGATTCAAAAGGTTCTCAAGTAGAAATTAGTATTGATAAGTTAGAAGACTTACTCGATGAGAAGATAGAAATGCAAGAAACATTAGTTGTATTGATTAATACTTTTAAAGGGATTGAAAGTCAGATACTTAAAAAGAAATATGTGGATGGAAAATCTTTGGAAGTAATTGCTGAAGAACTCAACTACTCATACGGTCATATAAAAGTTAAGCATGCTGAATTGAAAAGGCGATTAGACTTCATTGGTGATTATGAAGAAGCGATGAAGAAGTATCGCACCAAAGATAGAATAGCCGAACATCACGTGAGATCCTTGAAGCTAGTAGTCAAGAAAAATAAGAAGTAACGCTAACGCAAAAGGTATGATTAAAGACAGGTCCTGATAGTCTTTAAAACTAGCATTAAACAGTTTATATTAATAGCATAAGAAATCGACGAAAGAGCAACCGAGATTATACGGCTGCTCTTTTTGTTTGCACATATGAATTTATTTAATTAACTGTCCAGTTGCAATTGATAAAAGGACTTGTCCGGAAGCTTTTGCTAGACCAGGATATTTAACAAGTAGATTGTCGAACCTTTTAAGTAGTCCAGGAGTAATAGGTTCTTTTTCAAGAGTGTTAACCAGTTCATTAGCTTCTGACTTGTCATCAATATCAACAGTTGATTCTATGAAGGTTTGGATATCAGAGAGAGACGCTCCATAATTAATTGTTACCGAACCATTTTCGCCAAAGTTTGCACCAGAAACAGACTGGATATTATATTGATGAGTTGGAGTCGATGAATTTTCTTTACCTTCAATGAATTGTTTACCAGCTCTAGTAACATAAGTTGTAGGATGTAGATCGAAACCATCATAGTAAGTAATAATTAAGGGTTGAGCTGAACGACTAGAGTGTGAGAGATAACCTAATTGTTCACAGTCTCTTAGTGCATTAACTAGCTTATCCCTTTTTAACTCAGGAAAACTTGTTTCTGGTATAAATCCATCGTTGTCAATTTCTGAGAGAATACTTTTAATAAGATCATCATATGACATAAAATAACCACCTTTTTATTTTTATAATCTCATACTTGAAAATGATTTGCTATCTTTAATTTTATAAATATATGAATGCTATAGGAGTGTTTACATGCAATGTTATTAGACGAACTTACTCAACAAGCAAAGCTGAAGACAACTAACACCATTTACGAAAGTAAAGCAGCAAGAGATGCGTTCTATCAGAACCAAACATGGCGCAACAAACGCAAAGAAATATTGAGGCGAGACAACAATGAATGTCAAGTGACTAAGTCATTGGGCGGAGTTGATAAGGATAAGTTGATCGTGCATCATATCAAACCACTGGAGTACTATCCTGAGTTAGCGATGGATGACAGCAACCTGATCACGGTTAGTCATACGAACCACAACATCATTCATGGATTAACATTGGCTAAGTTCAATGATGAATGGTGGTAAATAAAGTTAATTAATTATTTTTTTGGAGAGATACCCCCGTCAAAAGTTTTAGAAATTTTTATTTTCTTCTTCAGCGGGTTGCCAGGCCTCTCCGGAAAAAACTACAAAATAAAATCAACAGAGAGGGGGGGGTTATGTGGCTGAGGTCTCAATAAAAAGACTAAGAGAATATCTAATGGCTAATATTGATACATCTGATTTAGTCGAAGTAGATAAGGTGAACCGCTATTGTACGTTGACTTCTATGTCGCGGAAACTAAGAACTGAAGCTAATAAAGACGGTGTAATAGTTGTAACTGAAAACGCGACACAAAAGTTTACCAAGACACATCCTGCGATTGAAAAAATGACAGCAATCAATACTCAATTGTTGAATATTGAGAAGTCTTTTCATTACATCATGCCAGATAACCCCGCACCTCGTGATGACGAACTAAACGATGGGGAGCTGGTGTAGATGATCCAACAAAAACATGTGGATGACTACATCAAGTTATATCGAGATGGAAAAATAAAGTTAAACGAAGAACGTATACTACTGATTGAATGGATTGAAAAAACAATTTATCCTCGAGATGACATGTGGTTTAACGATGATATGATTGATGATTGCATAGCGTTTATTGAAAAATGGTTCTTCAAGTTGGAACCATTTCAAAAGTTCTTGATTGCATTTGTCTTTCTCTTTTATAAAGGCAAAAAGAAAGTAGTCTTTAATAAGCACTTCTGGACACTGGCTCGTGGTGCAGGTAAGAATGGATTAGCTTCTGGATTGAGTGCTTACTTTATTAGTCCAAGACACAATGTTAATGGCTATAACGTTGGAATTGTGGCCACTTCAGAAGAGCAAGCTACAACGTCTGTTGAAGAAGTATTTAACGCGGTCGATGATAATAAACCATTGCAAAAATTCTTTAGACATACATTTACAAAAATTACTTCTCGATTAAATCGTAATTGGTTTAAATACTATACAAGCAACGCCAAAACAAAAGATGGAGCCCGTTTGGGTTGCATCTTTTTTGATGAAATACATGAATATAAAACGAATGACATCATAGAAGTATTTACTTCTGGTTTTGGTAAACGTCCATATAGTAGGACCTTTTACATAGGAACTACCGGATTTATACGAGATGGCGTTTATGATGATTTGATGCGCAGATCAATGGATATTTTAACCGGCAAAACAGATGATTTAAGTTTCTTCCCATTCATTTGTAAGTTGGATGATATCAAAGAAATTGATAATCCTGAATTGTGGGAAAAAGCAAATCCAATGTTCCACCAACCTATGAGTGAGTATGCTGAGATTCTGAATGATGAAGTGATGTCTGCATACAAAGATTTGGCCTACGGCGGGGACAAAATAAAGTTCATCGTTAAACGCATGAACTTCAGTGATATTGATTCTCAAAATGATGTTGCTAGTCGGAATGATATTAAATCTGCAAACAAAGCATTACCTGATTTAAAAGGACATAAAGCAATTGGAAGTTTAGATTTTGCCAGCAATAAAGACTTTGTTGCTGCAGGCTTAATTTTTAGAGACAACGATCAATACTATTGGAAGACACACTCGTGGGTCTGTCAGAAATTCTTAGATAACTACACGTTAGAAGCACCAATAGAAGAATGGTCCAATCCTGATTTTGCAACTAAACGAGGACCACTATTGACTATCGTTGACGATGTAGATATTGATGTTCAATTGATTGTGGAATGGTATTTAAAAATGCGAGAAAGTTATGACTTTGACACGATTGTAATTGATAACTATCGAAAAGATATTGTTCAAAAAGCTCTGGAAGCTGTTGGCTTTAATGTCATTGTTGTTTATAAATCGAAAGCAATAGCAGCAGGTATCGGTTTAAGAATTCAATCTATGTTCAGTCGTCATTCAATTTCTTGGGGAGAAAATCCTTTGATGAACTGGTATACAAATAACGTTTGGGTTGACCGAGATAAATTTGAAAATTTAACTTTTAACAAAAAAGAAAGGGTTAGAAGAAAGATAGATGGCTTTATGGCCTTCATGTTGGCCGTTTGGCAATCAGATGAACTCATAGATGTTGGATCATCAACTTTTGATATTGATGATACTTGGATTTTCTAAAAAGGGAGTGTTTAAAGTGGATGATATTTTAAAACAGTTTCTGCTTAATTTGTGCCAGATTGGTTATGACGTGCAAAAGAAACCTCCAGATGAAGTTAAACCAATAGAAGTTTCTGATAAGAAAGGAAGTGATCCAACAGCTCCTAACTATCAGGGTAGATAGTCATTTGTAAAATTTGAAAGGTGGTGATTATGATTGGTGTATTTAATTATTTAATGAATCTTCTGCCGGGTTATTCCACGAGCGATTGGGAAATACTGGTTGATGATTATGAAAAAGTTCATTTAAAACAATCTGCTTTAGATACAGTTTTAGGAAGAATCACAGCAAGTGCATCTCTTGTTGATTTTAGAACGAAAGATAAAGAACTGTCTTATATTTTGAATACAGCTCCAAATGTAAATGAGAATGCGAAAGATTTCCGAACTAAATTGTTACGAACAATGATTCTGGACGGCGAAGTATTAGTGGTCCAATTAAACGACAAATGGTACGTAGCTGATGGATTTTCCGTCGATGACAAGGTACTAGCTGAAAAAACGTACAGCAATATTTTTATTGATGGTTTGGGCTTAAACAAACCATTTATCTCTAGCGAGGTTTACCACTTCAAATACCATAACTCTAAATTGAGAAAATTATTAAAAGAGTTGGATAACTCATACGTGAATTTATTCAGCCAATTACTATCTGTTCAAATGAGACAAGGACAGCTAAGGGTTTATGCCAAATTTAAAGGGTTTTCGGATCCTACAAAAAAGGGTGAAGAAGAGAAGAAATTTAAAGCTTATCTAAGCAGTTTGTCTGAAGCGTTAAAAAATAATTCTGTTGTCGTTTCGACCAGAAATGATTCATACGAATTAGAAGAAAAAACAGACAATTATCTAGGCCGTTCAGTTGATGAACTACAGAAAATGGAAAATATTTATATAGCGAAGGTGGCAAATGCATTGCAGTTGTCGCCTCTTTTATTTACCGGAGATCTAGCAGATGTCGAGCAACATGAAAAGAATGCAGTAAAATATGCGATTCGTCCTCTATTTGAAATTATCACAACTGAAATTAATAAAAAATATTTTGGACGTGATTATGAAGCGGACTTAGTTGCTAACGTCACACCGTTAACGTATAACAACGAGTTCGAGATGGCGAAAGATATTGAAAAATTAGTCGGAAGTGCAGTATTCACTCCAGATGACGTGCTGGAAATGCTAGGAAAAGAACGAACCGGGCTTCCAGAAATGATGCAACATTATTTAACCAAAAACATGGAAGCTTTAGATATGAGAGGGGGTGAGAAAGAAAATGCCGAAAATTAAAAATGTCCCGTTTGAATTTAAAAATGAATTGAAAGACGGGAAACACATACTCACTTTAAGCGGAACTATTCGGCAACGGTACTGGGATGATGATAAATCAATTGATGCAAAACTAGTTAGTGATTCATTAGATGGTGTCACAGATGATATCGTCATTTATTTAAATTCAACTGGCGGCGATGTGTTTCAAGGTATTGAAATTTACAACTATTTAAAAAATCATTCAAGCCACATCACAGTTGAAGTGACAGGAACCGCAGCGAGTGCAGCAACATTTATTGTAGCTGGTGCAGATGAAGCCATCATGAACACAGGAACATCATTCATGATTCACGAAGCAAGCTCTTTTGCTTGGGGAAATAAAGCAGATTTAAAGAAAACCTTGAATGCTTTAGAAACTATTGACGAATCCATTATTGCAATCTATACAGAAAAAACAGGTCAATCAAACGAACAATTGAATGACTGGATGGAAGAGGAAAAATGGTTCACTGCTGAAGAAGCTGTTAAGTATGGTTTTGCTAATAAAGTAAAAGAAAATAAAAAAGATATTACCGATCAAATTGATATCGCTGCAATGATTAATCAATCAGTAGCGCAAGCTATGGAACAGTTTAGCGCACAAGCTACTAGCAAAAAACATAGTATTGAAAAACTAAACGAACTAAAAAATGAAAAACCAAAACAGAAATCACTTTTAAATAAGTTGAGAAAAGGGGAACAATAATATGCCATTAAAAATTACTGATAAAACTGCGGATGCTCGTTTAGCGTTTAACAACGTTTCTACAAAAGAGGATGCAACACCTGAACAAGTAAATGCTGCAATGGAAGCTTATATGACTGCTATCGCTGAAGACGCTGGAAAGCAAGTTCGTGATGAATACGAAGAACTGAAAAACGTAAACGACAATAACATTTTACAAGCACGCGGCATTCACGTTCTGACTGCTGAAGAAAACCAATTTTATAACGAAGTAACAAAAGCGGGTGGATTCCAAGAGGATGAGGTTTGGCCAGAAACAATTCTAGAACGTGTATTTGACGACATTCAGGAAGACCGTCCATTATTAAAAATGATCACTTTTTCTCCATCAACTGCTAAAACAAAAGTTATCCGCGCTCGTCGTAAAGGGGTTGCAGTTTGGGGAAGTCTCCACAAAGATTTAGAAGGACAATTGGATGCAGAGTTTGGAGCAACTGAATTTACTCAACTTGCTTTGACAGCTTATTTCCTAATCTCAAATGATACATTAGATCTTGGACCACGTTGGGTAGACCGTTTTGTTCGTTTATGTCTTCAAGAAGCAATTGCCGAAGCTTGGGAAGCAGCAATCGTTTCTGGTGATGGAAATGAATCTCCTATTGGTTTGTTAAAAGATTTAGATGGTTCTGTAGTTGGCGGGGTTTATCCAGATAAAACTTCTGCAGGTACATTAACTTTTGCAGATGCACCAACCATGGTCAAAGAATTGGCGTTAGTATTAAAAACAGCTTCAGAATTTACTCAAAAAATTGGTAAGGATGACGTTGGTAAAAAGAAATATCGTAAAGTAGCTGGAAAAGTTCATTTAATTGTAAATCCAGTAAATTACTATGACATTCTAGCTCGTGTGACTACTCAAAACGCAAACGGTGCTTTTGTAAGCAACCTTCCGTTTATTTCGCAAGATAATATCGTGGAATCTTTAGAAGTCCCAGCAAATAAATTGATTGCCTTTGTTGACGGTCAATACGATGCAACTCAATCTCGTGCTGAAAAAGTATATGTTTACAAAGAAACATTCGCTGTAAAACGTGCAACTCTTTATGCAGTTGATCTTTTAGGTAACGGACAACCAGCAAATAATGATGCTGCTAAAGTTTATGATATCGCCATTCCAGTTGAAGGCGTAACAACTGAAACACCAGTAGTTCCAGCAGGATAATAAAAAGATAATAGGAGGAAATGACAATGGCTAAATTCAAAGCAGATATCAAATTCAGAGGTATCAAGGAAAATAAAGAATTTGAAAAAAATGAAGAGTTCGAAATGACAGTCAAACGTGCTGAAGAACTCGAGGCTAATATCAAAAAGGAACACAAGGACATTGAAAAGGTCATGACTCGTCTTGATAAAGAAGATCCAGAAGATAAATAATAGGGGTGGATTAAATGGAAACTCTTGTTCTAAAAGAAATGAAAGCTTATTTACATGTCGTTACAGATGATGACGACAAAAATTTAATAGCCCTATCTAAAACGGCTCATTCCACTTTAAAAAGATGGTGTGGGTCGTTTGGTTTAGATAACGATGAAGGAAAGCAGCTTATTTTCGATTATGTACGCTATATGAGAGCCGGAGCAAGTGAGTATTTTTATAAAAACTTTGAGTCACAAATTCAAAGTTTTGGTTTTTCTTTGATGGAGGTGCCATCTGATGATGCGATTTCTGAAGGATAATGAATTAGTAGAAATAGTCTATAACGATGGAATAGTCGAATTCAAATCAAAAGTGCCAGAAAAAGATGAATATGGAACTCCATTACCAGGTAAATACACCTTTGAAACTAAACTTAAATTTTGGTGGAGAACACTTGGGATAACTAGTCAAGAAGTTATTGATGCTAAAAGTATTGATCGTGAGTTAACTAAAAAAATAGGCGTTACTGGTAATCAAGAAATTGATTCTCGGTGGCGTGCTTTTATCGGAGATAAAGAATTTGAGATTTTTCGTTCTTTTTACAATTACAAAAATGATGAAATAGAAATCAGTTTGGTGGAGGTGGATTGATGAGTAAAAAGAAATTGATATTTGATACTGTTAAAAGTCTAGGTATTGAAATTAGTTATAATCAATCCACTTCTGATACTTTACCAAAAATTGTTTACTCCTTTGTATCCAGCCGATCAACAAGATTGAGCAATAAAAAACACGATAAACATGTACGCTACCAACTCATGTATTACGCACAGCAAGCTTTAGACGTTGAAACGGATGTTAACTTATTAGCAATCGAAAACGCTCTAGAAGAGGCAGGATTGCTTACTACAGACTGGATGGAAATATCCGATATTGATTCGGATTCCGAACTCGGCTATTTCGATTATTTGATTGAGGTGATTTAATGAACTCTTTTGGATTTGATGGTATTGTACAAGATTTTAGGCAGTTTGAGGAAAACGCAAATCAAGTTCAACCAGAAGTTAAAAAGTATGCTATTAAAATGCGTGATCAGGCACGTTCAATTGCAAAGTCAAAAGGCTTGGCAAAATCCGGAGCTGGGGTTTCGGGTATTGAAGTAGAAGATAAAATAAATGAAGTCCTTGTCGGGTGGAGTCAGCGCCCAAATTTTCACTTGTACTTTCATGAGTTGGGTTTCCATGCATTGGATAATCGCAGAGGGAAGATACGAGTTAGAAGAAATAATAACAATCGATCTCGTATCTACGGTTCTGCTAAAGCAACGTATGTAGGTCCTAAACCACACATGCGACCAGCTTTTGATCAATTAGAACCAGAATTTTATAACACAATACAAAACACATTAGAAAAAGGAGTGTAGATTTAAATGGCAAAAACGTCAACTTATACAAAGCAAGCTTTACTGAACGGAGCAGGTAGTCTCTACTTGCAAATGATTACAACTGAAGAAACACCTTCTACTCCACCACTTTATGACGAAGAGGTATTTGAAACTCCATCTTTAGATAATTTGAGCATGTCTTTAGAATTAAATGAAAAACAAGTGTGGTTATCAAACAAGATGCATAGTGATTTGTCCAATGTTCGTTTGGCAACTATTACAGTAGCAGCCGGTTATTTCCCTCGTGGGTTTGCAGAAGAAGCACAAGGTATGGTTAAAGTTGGTGGTGGTTGGTCTATGCCGACAACTCCAAATAGAAAACCATTCCGTTTAGCTGTTCCATTTAGTGATGAAAATGGGGAGGAACTGATTCTTAATTTCCCTAAATGCACGCTTAGTCCACTGGATATTAGTGGAGAAACGAAAAAAGAAGACACCACTGAACAAATTCCGCAATTTGTTATTAAGTCAGTTGCTCCAGATTATAAAGGAGATTTAGAAAAAGAATTTGTTTACCACAAACTTGACTTAGCTGATCCAGAAAATAAGACAAAATACGATCGTGATTTGTTATTGATCAACGGCTGGTATGACGATACGTCATTAGCTTTAAATGAAAAAGATACTATCCCCGCAGGATAATAGATAGGAGAATGAAAGATGTCCGTTTTTGTTAAAAGCCTTAGAACGTTCGAATCGGCTATTACAGGAGAAACAAAAGATTACAAAATCAACAATGCTGTCTGGTTATTACTGAAATCAAAATACAAGCTCACTCAAAAAGAGTGGGCTGTCGGTTACGGCAAAGAAGAGGTCCTTTTTGGAGCACGATTTATTGTTTGTGTACTGAAGGCAAATGGTCTAGATACTACTGAAAAAGAAGTGTTAGAAAATACAGATGCTGTTGATATTATGAATTTCATTGTTGCATATCAAACTGCTATGATGCCTGATGAAAATAATAATGAAGACGAAGAGGAAGACGAAGAGGGGAAGTAGAGGAGCCCGATTGGGACTTCCTCTACTTTTTATCTAAAGAGTTTTTCCACATGACTTCCACTGAATTTATGTATGATCATGATCATTCTACTATCGTTGATTTATTGAATAGACACATGGAGTTTCATGGTCTAGGAGAGAAGAAAGAAGAAAAAACAAAAGTATCAAACCCGAGAGAATTCTTTTTATAGAATTCTCTTTTTTCGTATGCAAGGAGGTGAAAATATTTGGCATTAAGAAAAGCAGGAATTAGTTTAACGTTAGAAGGTCAAGCAGCTTATAAAGCAGGGTTGGCAGAAATTAACCGAGAACAACGTCTAATGGCAGAGCAATCTAAGTTAGCAGTAGCTCAGTTGGGAACGCAAGCTAGTCGTCAGCAAATTTATAGTACGCAAATGGACAGCTATGGGAAACAAATTGAATCAGCTTCCGGCAAAGTCCAAACGCTTGTGAGACGTCAAAAAGAACTGCCTGGTGTTCAAAATAAATTAAGTACCAGTATTAAAAATACAAATGAAGCTTTTCGTGATTCATCAAAAGAAACTGAACGTCTGAAGAATAATTATGATCAAATGCGAAAGTCTTTAGGTAGTAATCATGAAGAGACTCAAAAAGCTAAAGCAGCTTATCAAGCATCTAAGGAAGAAACAAAGGCGCTTGGGGTAGAAGTTAAAGATTTAGAAAAAATATATAGCAGTAATAAAAAAGAACTTGCTGATATGCCGTTAAATCTAAGCAAAGCAGAACTAGCCACTCAAAAACTTCGCAATGAAGCTCAAAAATTACATGAGGAATATCGTAATGCTGGTGGAAGATTAGCTGAAACTGCTGAAAATTATCAGAAGTTCGGAAACACAATGACCAACGTAGGCGGCCAAATGCAAAGCATCGGTGGTAAATTAACAACAGGAATTACACTTCCTCTTGCTGGTTTAACTGCTGCAGCATTAACTGTCGGAATTGCTTTTGAGAAACAAATGAGTCGTGTTGGAGCAATCGCTGGAGCTACTGCTGATGAATTAAAACAACTAACTGATCAAGCAAAAGAATTAGGAGCTTCGACGGCTTTCAGTGCAAGTGAAGTAGCAGCTGGAATGGAAAACATGGCTTCGGCCGGTTTTGCAACCACTGAAATACTTGCAGCTATGCCAGGAGTTCTGGATTTAGCTGCTGTATCGGGAGGAGACGTCGCTCTAGCCTCTGAAGCTGCAGCAACAGCCGTTCGAGCATTTAATTTAGAAGCAAGCGACACAGGTCATGTAGCAGACGTCTTTGCAAGAGCTGCTGCAGACACAAATGCAGAAGTGGCAGACATGGCTGAAGCAATGAAATATGCAGCACCTATGGCCAATACTTTAGGAATGAGTATTGAAGATACTGCTGCAGCAATCGGAATAATGAGTGATGCTGGGATCAAAGGTAGCCAGGCCGGAACAACATTGCGTGGTGCATTTACAAGATTAGCCAAACCTACTAAAGCAGCTTCTGATTCGATGGCAGAATTAGGCATAAAGATGTTTGACGCGCAAGGAAATATCCTTCCTATGTCTGGAATCATTACAGAGCTACAAGATGGACTAGTTGGAATGACTAGCGAACAGAAAGCTTCTACATTGGCAACTATTTTTGGTCAAGAAGCGATGTCCGGAATGATGACATTAGTTGAAGCTGGACCAGATAAAGTAAACGAATTGTCTACTAGTCTTGAAAACTCTGCTGGTGCTGCTGATGAAATGGCTAAAGTTATGCAAGACAACGCGGCCGGTGCTATTGATGAAATGATGGGCGCTTTAGAAACTGCAGGTATCGAAATTACTCAATTATTAGCCCCAGTTATCAGAGATTTAGCTGAAGATATTACTGAACTAGTAGGAAGTTTCAGTGAATTAGATGATGAAACGCAACGAAATATTATTAAATGGGCTGCTCTTGCAATGGCAGGTGGTCCAGTATTATCAATGCTAGGGAATATTACAAGTGGTTTTGGTGTTGCAAGCAAAGGTGCAAGTGAGCTAATTAGAATTTACGGAAAACTGACAACTCCTAAACTGGCTAGCGATATGGCTACTTCGTTTACTGCTGTAGCCGGTGGAGCAACTGGTGCTTCTACTAATGTTGCGGGTTTAATTGGCACGATTGGAGGGCTTCCACTTGTTCTTGGAATTGCTGGTGCTGCTTTACTTGGGTGGACCGCTTGGAAAGTCTGGGGTGAAGATGCTTGGAATGCGTCCGAACGAACTAAGCAGTGGGGTACTGATGTAGGAGAAACAGTTGATGGTCATTTAAGCAAAATGCAAGAATTGACTCAAAAAACATCGGGTCAATTTGAAAATATGACTTCAGGAATGAGCACAAATAAAAATCAAATGTCTAGTGATTTTGTAGAATTAGGTCAAACTATTGAATCTAGTTTGAATGAACGCATTACTAAATTAGACGAATTGATGGCTAACCTTCCCGAAACAGTTCGTACAACATTAACGGAATTATTATCTGAAGACAAAAAGAAAGCTGAAGAGTCTTTGAAAATTGTTTCAGACAATAATAAACGTATCCAAGAGATTAATTCTAGGGCCGCCAAAGAAAATAGAAGTGCTACAATTTCAGAAAATCAAATCATTTTAGATTTAAACAGAGAATCAGCTGAAGCATATGTTAATACACTGCAGGTTTCTCAGGAAGAAAGAAATAATATTTTGAATGCTATGAATGGCGATGTCGAAAAATCCACTAAGGAACAAGCAACTTCTTGGGCTAAAAGTTTAGCAGAGCAACGTCAAGATATGAAAACCCATTACAATGAACAAAAAGAAACATATTTAAGCTCTCTAAAAGAACTTGGTTATAGTCCAAAAGCTATTGAAGAACAAGAAAAAATTTGGGATAAAGCTAATGAGGCTACTACTAATGGAATTGATCAACAACTAGCAACAATTGCTGCTAAATACCCTGAAATTGCTAAAGAGATATCTTTAACAAACGGACAAACCATTGATTCTATGGGGGAACTTGGTGAGCAACAAATTAAAGAGAACGAAAAGATTATTCAACGTGCAGGCTCTTTATCAAAACAATTAGCAGGAAATGCTGAAGAGAATGCTAAAAAACTTTCTTGGGTTGCTGACGAAAGTGAAGCAGGGGCTAAAACTTGGAATAATATTATTTTAGATCCAAAAACTGGTGAAGTAAAAACAAATGTACGAGAAGAAGTTATTAAAGCTGGAGAAGATGTTACTTCTTGGAATGAGATGAGATTTCAACTCCATAACGCTGATCTAAGTTCAAATGCTAAATCTATCATTGGAGAATCAGCTATTGTCAATGGCTGGTGGGATGGTATGGCTTGGGATGATAAAGCTGTTATTCTAGAAGACGAGTTTTCTCAAACAACTTATAAAGCTTTAGAACAGTCTGGTAAATGGAACGAAATGTCGATAGAAGAAAAAACTGCGATTATGTATTCTAACACACCAGAAAAAATGACAGAGACATTAGCCTATTTAAATCTATGGGAAGAATTTGAACCTGAAATAAAAAAGGTGGATGCAGATAACCAAGGTTTCATTCAATCAATTATGGATTCAGAAGAAAAAATGAACTATTGGAGAAGTATTCCAGATGATGTAAAAGAAATCATGGGAGAAAATTATGACTTATTAACAACTATCTTTCAATCTGAAGATGCTTATAACAACTTTAAATTATTATCAGATGAAGAAAAAGTTTTCTTAGGTGAAAACTCTGACTTAATGAGTACCGTACTACAATCAAAAACAAATTATAATAACTGGGTTTCGATGCCAGATAATGAAAAAAGACTTTTGGCAAATAATGCAGACTTAATGACAAAAGTCTTTTCTTCTCAAAAATCCTATAATGATTGGAGAAATCTCCCAGATACTCTCAAAAAAATAAAAGCAACATCAAATGTACCTGGAGTATCTCAACAATCAATTGGAGCTTTAAATAAAGTACCAGGCCTTAAACAAGTAGATATTTTAGCTAAAACAAATGCATGGGCAACAGCAGATAGTGCAATAAGAGCAATAAGAAGTGTACAAGGTAAAACCGTAAACATCACAACCCAATTTAAAACGATAGGTAGTCCAGCTGGTGCCGGATATGCTAAAGGTACTAATTATCATCCGGGTGGTTCAATGATCGTCAATGACCAAAAAGGTTCTTTGTTTAAAGAGTTGGTTACATTTCCTAACGGTAGATCCTTTGTGCCAGAAGGAAGAAACATATTGATACCAAATGCTCCCAGAGGTACTAAAGTACTGAAAGCTGCATTGACTAAGCGACTGATACCGAAATATGAAAAAGGTATCGGTTATGATGAAAAATCTATCAAAAATGTTGGTTCTCAGCCTGAAGTTAGTATAAAAATTGAAATCAATGATCCGGTGGTTCGTGAAGAACAAGATATCGATAGAATATCTTCAGCAGTAGTAGATAAAATTACGCTAGATACACGTTTGAAAAACTTATTTAATAAAGGAAGGGGAGGCACCTATGCCGGAGTATAATGAATTAATTGTAAACGGACGGTCCACTGGTGACCTTCCGTTTTTTTGTGGGGTAGAAGAAAATAGCGCTCCTACGAGAGCCGAAAAAAAAAATAAATATCATGATTTGGATATGGTAAATAGTGTTGCAGTTCAAACAATCGAAGCATGGTCTTCCGTATCTAAAACGTATCAGTTTTATATACATGATGCTACAAAAGCTGATGTTAGAAAGTTAAAAGCTTTTATTGGATACAGTGGATGGTTTACGCCTTTTGATGACCCTGAAATTCGTTATGTATTTGTAAATGCCGTTTTTAGTTCTGAACCATTGGACGAATTTAACGGCTACACTGTTACAGTAACTTTCACTTGCGAACCATTTGAATATGAAGCCGAAAAAGTAAGTACTTTAGGAAGCTCAATAACAAACCATACAACTGCTCCTATGTATCCAAAAGTAGTCATCACTGGAAATGTAGCAACTAGTACTTTTTTACAAATTGGTAGTCAACGTATGACTTTTCCAAGTGGAATGGATACTAAAGTAACGATTGAATGCAAACATGGATTGCAAAATGTATTTGATAAAAGCGGAAATGCAATCAATAGCAAAGTGAGAGGTCCATTCTTTGAAATTGAACCAGGAACAAATGTTGTAACAAAAGGAACCGGAATAACAAGCATCCAAATCACTGAACGTTGGGGGTGGTTGTAATTGTTATATCTATATCCAAAAAACACAATTGATTTTACTAACAACGGTGATCCAATCCATCATTCATATGACGAACATGTCATTAGAGATGATGGATTTTATTTAACTTTTAATCTTCTTTTAGACAAAGAAGAAGGATATAAAAAAATAAAAAAAGAAATGATTGTCAGTGCTGATACTCCGGATGGAATAAATCAATTCAGAATTTATGATATCAAAAATAAAAGTACTGTCGTTGAAGTAACTGCAGTTCAATTAATGTATGACTTTGACAACAAAGAAGTTAATCCATTCTCACTAAAGAATTCAAACGGTTCTCAAGTGATAAGTCGATTCAAAGGTTCTTTTAAATCAACATTAGGACAATTCACGATGGATTCATCTGTTACTGAAACGCACGACTTCGCTACAAATAATGAAGACGATGACACTCCAAGCCATAACGCTTTAGAGGTTCTCAATCGAATTACTAATCGCTGGGACAGCGAACTAATGTTAAACGGTTTTGATATTCGAATGATTAAACGTTTAGGTGCTAAAACTGATGCGTTACTGTATGAGAAAAAAAACATTAGTGAGTTTGAAGATGCTTCTTCTGTAAGTGGAATGATTACCAGAATTCACGCAACGAGTAAGTTCACTCCTGAAGGTAAAGAGGATGAAGTTGCTTTATCTGTTACCGTTGATAGTCCGTTGATTAATGAATATGCACAAATATATGAAAAGTCCTATGTTAATAACGAATGCAGAACTGAAGCTGAATTAATTGCTTGGACAAAATTAAAATATAGTACTGAAAACGTTGATAAACCAAGCCGCTCTATAACAGTTTCAACCAATATTATTGACGGTACTGAAATTAATTATGGTGATGATCTTGTATTAAAATATTTGGTGCATGATGTCGATGAAATTATTCGATGTGTTGGTTATGATTATGATCCTATTAAAAACACTTACTACAGCGTTACTTTAGGAGATTGGAAAGATTCTTTTTTAAACACAGTAACAAGCAATATTATTGATAATACTAACAAGCAGCTTAATCAAATGAAGAATAGCGTAACTTATATTGCTATGTCAGCTAATGGGAAAAATAGAAATGCATATGGGCCTGATCCAGTTCCTAACCCAATAAATGGAGACCAATGGTACTACTATGAATTTGACAGACCAAATGATGTGGAATTTAGAGTTTATCAAGATGGATTCTGGGTGAAGGTTGACTTTTTTGCGACTAAAAAAGAAGTAGAAGAAGTGCTCGATCAAGCTGACAAAGACCGTACAAAAGCAGAACAAGATTTTGAAGCTGCCAAACAAACGGCTAAGGCATATACAGATGCTCAAGTCATCGCATTTGACACGAAATTTGAAGCAGAAACAGGCGCTATACGCAACGAAGTAATGGCAGGCTACAACAATGCTATCACGGCTGGAAAAACCTATACGGACAATAAAAGTGCTGAATTCAACACTCAATTGAACTTAGTTAAAGCAGACGTTGCTAGCACCGTTCTTAAAGCGAATGATGCTGTTACAAAAGCGAATAAAGCAATAACAGACGCTGGATTTATGAGAATAGATGTAGATGCAACTAAAGTAACCGCTATTGATGCATTAACGAAGGCACAGACGGCCACAGATAATGTAAACAATCTTACAACTAGTTATGATGCTCTAACTCAGACAGTTGGTTTTAAAGCTGAGAGAACACAAGTAAATGCCATTAGTGGAGTAATAGATCAGCATGAGTTAAAAATATCCGCCAATGCACAAGCCATTACTGCAAGGCTTACTTCGGCACAAGTTGATAATCTGATAACTGGCAAAGGTTATGTAAACCAAGCGCAACTAACAGCTACCTCTTCACAATGGAATTTGGCATTGACAAAAGTGAGTACAGATTTAAGTAATCTTGAAATTGGCGGAAGAAATTTAATCGTTAGTGGGACGTTGGAGTTTGGAAGATATTTATTAGACAACATAGGATCTACAGGAGCTGCTGCATCTCATACCGCAACAGATTTTATAGCTGTAGAAAGTTCTCAACAATATACCGTTTCAGCTAAAAGTTTATGGCAAATAAGAGTTGTTTATTATGATGCAAACAAAAATTATATAAGTGGTGTTTTGTGGTCTGGTAATCAAAACAAATCAAAAACAATAACTACACCATCAAATGCAAAGTTTGTTAGGTGGTCAGGCGATCATGGGAATGGATCTGATTTAAGAACGTGGAAATTTGAAAAAGGGAATACGGCAACAGATTTTAGTCCCGCCCCTGAAGATATGGCAACGCTTGAACAATTTACTACAATTGATGCAACAGTTAAAGGTCTAAAAACCACTGTAGGTAACAAAGCAGATAAAACGGAAGTTACTCAACTAGCTAATCAATGGACCCAAACAACGGCACTAGCTAATGGTCATACTGGTCAAATTAGTAATTTAGGAGAACAAATCAATTTAAGAGTTGTTCAAGGCGATGTAACGGCTGCTATCCTTGCAGATAAAAAAATCAAAGATACGAGAAGTAGAAATGACATTCCTTTGTTTTATATCGAAAATTATCCTAACCAAGAAGTTAGAGAGTTTAAAACAAGAACAGTAGTTGATGTTCCCGGTAATTCAACGTATGTACAACTAACTACTAAAGTTCCGTGGTCGGGTTCTTCTGGAGGTTATCCAGTACAAATTGCGGAATCAACTGACGGAACCTATCAGCGTGTGAGTTCGGGAACAGGCGGTAGCTGGCTTGCATGGGACAAAGTTGCGGAAGCTGGCAAGTTAATTAGTCAAATCAATATCAGTACTGAAGGTCTTTTGCTACAAGGTAAAAGAATACAATTAGATGGCGACGTTACAATGACAACGGCTTTTGTTACAAGGTTAGATGCTTTAACTTTAACAGCGGTTTATGCTGATATTGCCACTCTTAAAGCTAATGTATTGACTGCTAATGTAATCACAGCAGCGAATTTGTTAGTAGATTATGCTTTGATAGATAAATTAACAGCCAGAACAATAGATGTAGATAGATTCTTTTCTAAGACGGCTGTTATAAGTCAGGTGGAAGCTAAAGCTTTAACTGCAATTTATGCCGACATCGCTACTTTAAGAACGAAATTCCTAACGGCTGATCTTATAACATCAACTTATATCAAATCAGATACAGCGATTATCACTAAGTTGTTTGCTACCGATGCGAACGTGAATGTATTGACCGCTAAAACAGCTTTTATTAATTCAGTAAAAGCAATAGATATAGCAGCAGATAGAATCACCGCCGGAACATTAAACGCGTCATTAGTTAATATTATTAACCTTAACGCAAATAGAATATCAACGGGTACAATAGCCGGTGCGAACTCATCTTGGAATCTTAATACCGGAATTATTAGTGTTTCCAATCCTTCAAGTGGAGACATCATGATTTTAGATCAAGGTCAAATTAGTTTCCAAAATGGAGCGCAAGGTCGTTACCTAAGGTATCAAAGTGAAGGATTAAGGTTACTGCCGTATGCGAGCAATACTGGAACATCTAAGAATACTGCCCTCCATTTAATCGGTGGTGGTAGTGGTTCATATCAATATATCCAATTTGTGAGTCAAGAGACTAATGGAATTGATATGCGTTTAGAAGCTGAAGGTCAAATCATGACAGCGTACCACGGTTCAACCGGATCATTTAATGTTGCAAAATATGGAGAAGGTCCTAATTCTGGAGTTGTTTTATCCGGTGCATACGAAACTAGACATTCAACTGGTGTTTCTTTAAGAATTGCTGGGGACTCCATTTCTACACCAAGAGACGGAGCACGAAATATCTACCTTACACCACAAGGAGTTGGATCAGTTGTTTCAGGTAACGCTTCTGGTGTTCGATACAACATGGTAGCAAGTGATTTTGTTAAACAATCGTCAAGAGCTACAAAGACAAATATAATTCCATTAGCTGAGGGACTTAGTCTTCTTAATCGTTTAAAACCTGTTTCATATAATAAAATTGATAAGCTGAATCAAGGCATTGTGGAACTAGAAAAAGGATTTATTTCAGAAGATAGCTTTGGAGTGTCAACACCAGATGGAAAGGGCGTTTACGACAGTCATATAACGGCTCATTTAGTTAAAGGCGTACAAGAATTGGATCAAAAAGTAATCGCAATCGATTCTTTGGCAACAACTGCTAATTCCATAGCAGATAACGCTATGAACAAAGCACTTCAAATAGATGGTGAAGTTCAGCAAATGAAAAACAAAATAATAGAGTTAGAAAAAGAAATCAAAACATTAAAGGGAGCTGCTTAAATTTATGAAAACAATCAAATTAAAAAATAGTGAAGTTGTACCCGTTTATCAAGCTTTGGAAAATATTATTGTTCAGGGCAGAAAACCAAGACGTGGAAAAGGTAAGCTACAAAAAGTATTGAAGAAGAAAAATGAAGAATACTCAGAAGATTTAAACGATATTCGTTCTGATTTCTTCAAGAAAAATGAAGATGGGACATTTGCTGAAAACAATGGCAATCTTGTATGGTTAGACAAATATAAAGATGATCAAGAAGCTAAAAAGAAAGCAAATGACCAAACGAAAGAATTGAACGAAGAATTAATAGGAATTGATTTGGTGGAACATGAATCCAAAATCAAGTCCTTTTTTGATGCTCTTGAAAAAGATGAATTTACTGGAAAAGAGAGTTTGCGAGATGAAGATTTTGAAACGCTAATGGAATTGTTAGAAGAATCATTTGAAGCAAATGAAGAAAAAAAAGAGGAGGAAAGATAATACTTACCCTCACAGCTATTGGATTAGTCGTGAAGGTAAGTATCAAGGACTGCAGAAACAGGGTGATAAACATAGCTTTTAAACTATTTATCATTATTGTGATTTTCTTTTTCTTCGATTTGTTCCTCAAAATTCTTTGGGATATATTCAAGAATAGTAGACAAAATATTACCAACAAACTTTTTAGAAAAAAGAAAACTAAATAGAGCAACAAACGAAACAATTGTTGTCGCTATATTAAATTGTTCGTTACTAAAAGTAAAAAGCATAGAAATAATAACACTTAAAACAAAACCAAATATTAAGAACAAAGATCCTGTAGAAACTATTACATGGAATTTAAAACCCAGACGCATCATCGCTAAAGAAACAGCAAACCAAAACATTAAGACAAATGTAGTCAAAGTGTATACACCGCTTAAGAAACCTTTTATATCTAAATTTAAAAATTCATTAATCATAGGATTTTGATTATTAAAAACGTAAAATGGTTGAATTAAATCGTATGTGGGTAAAATCATAAAGATAGAAAATGCTAAAATACTAATAATTCTGTATTTTTTAAGTATTTTTACCAATCCATCTCTTAAATAACGCATTTTTTTAAAACATGTTATAACAAAAAATAAAACTAACAAAATAGAGACAACATAATACAAATAATATATATATGTTAACAAAAAAACACCTCCTCTAAGGAGATTATCTCACTAAAGAATAACTAATGAAATAACAAAATAGAAAGAAGGAAAACTAATATGTTAAAAACAACTAAACAAATCACTTTAAATGGGCAATCAACAATCAATGATCAAGTGGTGGTGACTCTAAATGCGAACATCCCTAGTGAAACAGGAGTGGGTAATATTAATCAATTTACGCAAAATGCAGAGTTATATGATGCAAACAAAGCGCAAGTAAGACGTGACGTTGCTGAATTTACTGCTTTAGTTTATGAAGTTGAAGATGAAATGGGTGCAGAATTAGAAGCTATAGAATAGGAATAACTAAACTTTTTCATAAATCCTCCGATATTAGATAATGTATAATTAGGAGGAACATAGATTGGAAATTTATAAAAATATAAAAATAATTTGCAGGAAGAAGAAAATGAAGAAATGGTTAATAAAAGTTGGAAATGGGTACTTTTTAGAAGAAGACGAATCTAAAATAACTTTTATTTTAGATAATAAGATTGATTCAAAAAGACAAGCTATGAAATATGATAACAAACAGACAGCAAACGTTGTCGCTATAAGAATAGGAGGTAACGTCGAGCTATATGATAAAAAATCAAAATTTAAAAATAAAAATTTTGATAAAAAAACTATTGAATACTTTTTGGTTACTAAAAATAGTGGGTTTGTTTTAAATTATTTTAAAAAACACTTGAAACATCAGAAAATTAATAAAACAGAACAAGTAAAACTAAAATTAAAGATTTTAAGCGGAGTTGATGACGAAATATTAAATTATGGCATCGCGAGAATGAAGTCATTAGAAAAAGTTTATGATGTTACCAGTAATCTAGGTTATTATGTCACTCTACTTTTAGCATTAGTTGCAACTTTCTCAAATAGTATTTATTCTCTTCTCAATGATACTGAAATTAAAGGAGATATGTTACTAGGAATGGCCCTATCACCTTTAATAATGATAGGTATTGTCTCCAGTGTAATTTTAGCCTTTGCAGGTTTTCTAAGAGAGAGAACACAAAAGTGTACATTCGTTAGGAGTATTTTAGAGACTTCACTTAAAAATGACTTAAATTAGATAGACTTTTTATGAAGAGTAATAGTAATAAAAGAATTTAAACGAAAGAGTAGCCAGAAATGGTTGCTCTTTTAATGTACACGAAGGTTGGTTAGGAAGCTGAGGGTACATGAGTAAAGTAATTTATAATTTGTTTTTTAAATAATTATTGGTATATTTATTAAAAAGAGGTGCATTGATGGAAGAATTTATAACACATAAAGAATTCGAAAAAGAAACTTATTCATGTAGAAATTGTAATTGCTCTTTAGATAGAGATGAAATCGAAAATTGGAAATGCCCCCGTTGTGGTAATAGAGTAATAATTAAAATTTCAAACAAACATAATGATAATTATATTTTAGTAAGAGTGTTACCATCTGAATTAAGAAAATCAGATTCTGTTTTTTTAGATGATAGCAATTTTTATACAGTACTTGGTGTAAACGATCAGTTTTCAGGTGAAAGAATTTACGCTAATTTAGAGGAGTATGGGTCGTTTCATTTTAAAGATACTTGGATTAATGTAATGTGGAGAAATAATGAAGGTGTTTATTAAAGTTTATTTGAAGAGAATATACGGAAAAGCTACTCAATTTAATGAGTAGTTTTTTTAGAACCAAACTTTTTGTTAACCGCTAATTTGCTATAATACCTTTAATAATAAAGTTATTAGGGGGAAAATAATGGATTGGATACAATTAGGAACTTTAGGTATCTCGGGAGTTACACTAGGAAAATTGATTTATGATTCTATGAATATGAAAGATCAAATAAAAATTGATAGACGTATATCTGTAACTGTAGAAGAAAAAAGGAAAATGCAACGCGAACTTTTTAATCACGTGAGTTCACTTCTAAATATTGATAGGAAAGCAGTAACAGCAACTTTTACAAGAGAAGAAATGAGAAATGCTATTAGCGATGCCCATAATCACAAAATTAATGTTTGGATAAACTTAAATCGTGATAATAAACACCAAAATAGTTTGAAAGATGAATGCAGTATATTAGCTACATTTCTTTCTAACTTTTTAGAAGATCCAGGAGAAGAACAACTAAAACAATATTTAGATACCACAGAAAAAGCTACATGGGAAATATGGTTATTAATTGATAAATATATTGAAGAAGAGGAAAAATTGATAAAAAATTTATTGGATAAATGAACCAAACTGCGAGTTAAAAGGACGCTGTCTATTTCATCTAAGTATTGATATACTTAGTAAAAAAGTAGGAGTGTTTTTTTAAGTGAATATAATTATAGATTTAGGAAATTTGTGGGAAATGTTGGGTGCATTAGGAACTCTTTTTGCTGTTGTTGTATCTTTATGGCTCGCTCTAAGAGATGAGAAAAAAGAACTGAGACTTCAAGCCAAAGTTATTCCCATTAACCCTAATAACATAGAAACAAATCATTTACATGTAAGTTTACTGAATACCGGAAGTGTGAGGATAAAAATCGTTGAGGTTGGAATTATACAAAAAGGTCAAGAAAAAATTACTCGAGATTTGTTCATTAATAATTTATGTACACCTCCTTTTTTTATAGACGAACACGATGATGCGAATTATAGAAGTCACGTAAACAAGATTAAGCTAGCAATGGATAAAAAAGGCTACTCACCATCTAAACATATACGGGTTTTTGTAAAAGACAACTCTGGGAAAATATACTATTCTAAAAAAATTAAAATTTTTTTAGAATAGTTCTTTCAAAGTTATTTTAAGAAAAATTGAATTGAGTTGAACCAAACTGTGCGGTAACTGAAAATACTAACGAATGATTATCTAATAAGCTGGTATTTATTTTTCTACCTCTTTTATCTAAGTATTGTTATACTGAATAAAAAGAGGAAGTGTATTTTATGGGGAGATATAATTTTGACAAAATGTCACTCGATGACATCTCAAAATTTATTGACGATGCAACACCGAGAGAAGGACAATTACTGACCATTTATGATCACGAACCAGAATTATTTAATGAAAAAGGAGAAAAATTATTGTCTGATATTCCGTGTAAACAATGCGGAGAACGTACTGTTTACGTTGGGCCAAATGTTAGTATATTAGAACAAGGGCGATGTGGAGAATGTGGGACTTTAAATGAAATATCTTAGAACCAAACTGTAATTAAACTGAAAATTATCTAACTTAACAACCTCTGTTTGATATAATAAAAATAAAGGGGTTTTCACATGTCAGTTTACGGTGATGGAAAAGAGATTATAAAGGATGTTATGAAGTTAGCTAATGGTATCAGCGATATGGAATTGAGAGGTAAGATATTAGATCTTCATAATCAGTTTTATGAGCTTATCGATGAGAACAGAGAGTTAAGAGAGGAACTACACAAATACAAAAATATCCAAATATTAGAAAACAATTTAAAATATCGTAACGGAGTTTATACAAAAGATAAAGAAGTTTACTGTGGTGTTTGTTGGGATAGGGATAAAAATTTGTGTAGGGTCAGAAAAGTTGGTGAAAAACCAGAAAATGAAACCACGACTTTTGTATGCGATGTTTGTAACAAATGGAGATTTTCTGATATACCCTTTGTAGAAGATTAATAAATAATAACCAAACTGTCGGTTAACTGAAAATAAATAAAAATGAAGATCTGCTCAATCGAGTAGGTCTTTTTATATTGAGAAAAGGAAGGTGAGAAATGATTGATAAACAAAAAGATAATGATTTTATTGCAAGTGTAGTTTCAATCGTTACTTTGCTATATGGATTGAATGTTATTTTTTCGAATGGTTATTTAATAGAACGTTTTTCATTTTGGATGATGTCATCAAATGTTGAGAATGTGATTGGGTTAATATTTGCCTTAGTAGCTTTAGCCAATTTGATTGGGTTAAAAACAGGTAACAAGCGACTGAAACGTTTAGGCATAGTATTCATGACAATGTTATGGGCGGCTATCTTTAGTTTGTATGTACTTGAAGCGTTCAAACTTAAATTCTTAGGGTTAATTTTTACATTTTTACCGTTAGTGTTATGCCTACGTATAGCACGTAGGGGGGATTTCGTTGAGTGAATACAGAGAACTGTTCGCAATTGTAATAAGTGGCTTCATGGGCTTCTATGCGAACCGATTAACAGGTAAAAAAGATAGTCGTTCCGGTGAACAAGCGTTAATTGACAAACTGTTTGCAGAAATTGCGAGGATTGATAAAGACAACGGAATAGTAAGGACGAGGCTAGATAAATTAGAAACTGAAAACGGCACGTTAAAAGTAGAGAACTACGAATTAAGAAAAGAAAACAGTGTACTAACAATCGAAAACGCAAGTTTAAAAACAGAGATACTCACATATAGAAAGGAAGTATAAAAATGGAACAAATACAAACGGCTCTTTTAGGAGCAACAGTAACAATCATAGTAAGTCTAATCGGAGTCATTACCAAAAAGGTAGTGGCTTTTTTAGATGAAAAAGGAATCAATGAAAAACTTAATCGGAAACAGTATCTAGTGGACATTGCTGTTAATGCTGCTGAACAGATTTGGCAGAATGAAGATGGTGCAATCAAGTTGGCCAATGCTCGAAAAGAGGCAATTAAATTATTGAATGAAAATAAAATTAATATTACTGATGCAGAATTACAGAACTTAATTGAAGCATCAGTAAAATCTATGAATGATGCATTTAACAGCACTAAAGTTGGAGTAATTGAATTGAAAGAGGAGGAAAAATAGTATGGCAAAAGACATCTTAGTAATTACAGGACATGGACAAGGGCCAAACAGTTACGATCCAGGAGCAGTAGGAAATGGAACAACTGAAGCTAAATTTCTGCGAGAAGTATTTGTTCCAGCAATGAAGAAATACGCACCTTCAAATATGAGGTTCCATACAGGGCGTGATGTGTTTGCTTGGCGTGATGCTAAAACAATCAAAGCAGATGAAGTGATTGAGCTACATTTAGATGCTGGAGTTAGTTCAGCAGAAGATGGCCATATTATCATTTACAGTAAATTTAACCCAGATAACATCGATAACCGATCAGTTACAGTGATTAAAAACAATGTGGGTATTCGTTATGGAGGAGTTTCTAAGCGCAATAACCTTTATAACTTAAATAAATTTGCTGAAAGAGGTATCTCTTATCGATTGGCTGAACTAGCTTTCATAACGAATAAAAACGAGATGGACTATATGATCAAAAATATTGATAAATATGCTAAAGAATTAGTTGAAGCAATCATCAATGCTAAAACAGTCGTTAAAGAACCTGTAAAAGTTGAGAACATTTACAAGGTAGTAAAAGGCGATACGCTTTGGTCTATTGGACGTAAGTTTAATGTTACCGTTAAAGACTTGAAAGCATGGAATAACTTAACATCTGATACGATTAGCATTGACCAGAAACTAGTTCTTAAAGGTGCTAAGGATTTAACTCCAGTAACAGAAAAAGAACCTGCTAAAGCACCAGTAGCGTTACCTGCTAAAGTAAAATACTCTTTTGCTAACAAGACTTTGAGATTAACTAGCCCATTAACTCATGGAGCAGATGTACTAGTCATGCAACAAGCAATGGCATCTATTTATTACTATCCTGAAAAGGGTGCTGAAAAAAATGGAGTTGATGGTTGGTATGGTCCGCTAACAGTAGACGCTGTTGAACGATTCCAATCTGTCTATGGATTAACAGTAGATGGAACATTTGGACCAAAAACACGTGCTAAATTGAGTTCACTAGTAAATAAATAGACACAAAAAGACCCTATTCTTAATTGAGTAGGGTCTTCTTTTGTTTTTTAAGGTATTATGATTAATAGACATTAAAGAAGGGATTTGTTTAATTTATGGATACATGGCTAAATATCGCAACTGCTGTAGGAACTATCGGAGCAGTAATAGTGTCTTTAATCTTATCTGGAAAAGAAACAAGAAATAGAGAAAGACAGGAGAAAGAGAAATCCAAGAAAATAGCTAGTATTATCAACTTATCATTAATGAATATATTAAATAGATTGGAAATTTACTCAACATACATAGATAAAAAAATAAACGACTTCCCTTATCCTTATGATGGAGAAGAAGAATACGAGGATTTTAAAATTTCTGGCGACTGGAAAGAAGTGTCTAGGACCGCCTATAGACAAATTGGTGACCTGATTGAAAAGAGAAAAAATATGGATTATGAATATCTTATTGCGCAGCTAGAAGTATTGCGTAAGTTAAATATAAACATACTCCCTACTGATTTGATTGAAATCTATCAAGAGTCTTTTACAGCTACGTTCCTTTTAGAAAAATGGTTTTTAGACATAGTGGAATTACAAGGTCCCAACCCTAAAAAGATGATTGAAACTGTAGAAGACCATATAAAAATCTTAAATAAACTATTAAATGACTTGAACTATCAGCATTAATACCATTAAAACATCGTTTTCTTAAATGGTAGCCGTCTACCTTTGTAATCCCATAACTGGCCCAAAAGAGTAGGTTGACTGGTTATTTTATACTCTTGAATAATCAGTTGCTTACGATCATTAATAATACAATCAACAGTTAAACCAGTACCATTCTCAACCTCGTAAACAAATTTGAAAGCTTTTCGTCCAGCAATCAAACAGTTATGATTTTTACCGTTTACTTCTAAAGCGATGTAGCAAAATGGATAACCTTTTTTAGTATTAATCACTTTTACATCCGAAACTACTTTTCCGGTCATCATAGCAGCGTTCATGATCTTCATCCTCCTCATTTAGTAGTTCATCTAGTTTATCCTCAATAAGTAGCAGTGACGATTCGCCCAAACCCCAAACATCATCCACAATTATCACTCTTTTCTATAGTAATAATAAAAGCATTGAATCCAAAAGGTACGCCATCCAATCTGTACTTTCCGATTTCGCCCATGCGAATTGTCTGTATCATAGCTGAGTACTCGATATTATAATCTTTAACTTCTTGGTGAGAAATCTTATCGAGTATGTAATAGGATTGTTCTCTATCTGGATATTCTTCTTCAAAGATCATTTCCTTTTCATCTATCATCATATAGTTGTGATTAAATTCTTGTATTGTGCATTTCTTCAT